AGGGAGGTTGTCGATGAGGGAGAAGGTCAGGGCTGGAGTGATCGGTGCGGCTTGGAGAGAGTTGCCCTCATGAGCGATGACGAACCCGGCGCTGCCATCGAACCCCGCTTCGTACAGACCCTTGCCGGTGAATGCCCCGAGGGCGCCGACTTGCTCACGACCACGGGCGACGAACAGGCCACCGACCTCGCCGACACGGTACTCCGCCCCGTCGGTATCCTGGAGAGCGCCATCAGGGATGAGGGTCGCCTCTCTCTCGTCAACTCCTGCATTAGGATTGAAGGTTGCCATCGCTTACCGGTTTGTTTTTTACCGCCTTGAGTGGCCCGGGCTTCTTCTTCCCCGCCTGCTCCAACTGCCCGAGTTGCTGACGCAACATGATAATCTCAACGTGCTGTTGCCCGATTATCTGTAGGAGGTCGGCAATGGTGGGGTTCACAGGGTTAGCCTACCAAAATCCAATACAGGATATAAAGACTCCCATCAACAGGAGTACCTTTGAATTTCACGATAAAAGCCGCAGTTCCCCTAGTAGTGACCAACCAATCGGCTTCTGCGGGAGCGACATCATCGCCTCTTGATACCGTCATGAATGGCACATTGTTCCACACCGTGTCCTCAAAATTCACCTGAACGATTGGGTCCGCACTGGGAGAGGTTGCCGCAGTCACAATAATCCCTCCTCGGGCGTCCTGAGAACCGGCAACAATCGTTACAGTCGATCCGCTCCCCCACTTCGATCCAATTGAAACACCCGATACAGTCGTGAGCGCACCGTTGTTGCAGTAAATTCTCCGTGAAGTGCTGATGTCACCTAAAGAACTTACTTCAAAACTCTGGCCCATTGCAGTGATTGTGGACCCGAATGTGGCAACGCCGGTAACTCCCAGAGCTGCGTTCGCCGTCAGGGTTGCACCGAAGAGTGCCGTACTGGTAACGCCAAATGCGCCATCTACCGCAAGAGCCCCGGTAAATTTACCCTGACCATCAATCGTTGCCGTTCCGGTTACACCGAGTGCCGCGTGCATCGTGACGGTCGAACCGAAGAACGCCCACCCGGTTACACCGAGAATCCCGTCGATGGTCACAGTGTCGCCAAAGGTAGCGTGGCCTGTGACTCCAAAGGCGGCACTGAGTGTGACAGTTTCCCCGAAGACCGCCACCCCAGTTGCACTGACACCGCCCACGACACCAAGAGCCAAATCGATGACCGACGCCTGGTTCGTCTGGTTGCCGTCCTGGATGATGCAATCGTAAAAGTTCGTCGCAGCCCAGAACTGGATGAGGCCCTCCGAGTTCGATGTGATCATCGAATTGGTGAACAGAGCCGCCCCGTCATCATCTCGCTGCCGCACCAGCGTGTCGGGGGTCGTGTAAGTCGCACTGCCACCCGTGACGGTGGGCTGGGTGGTGCCGATGAGGTAGATGCGATCGTTCTCGCTGACCGTGAGAGCTGCGCCGGAAACGGACAGTGAATCACCGCCGACAGCGGAGACCTGCCGGATGTTGTCGACTGAAAGGCCCGACTGGATCCAATTGTTCGCGGCGAACCGTGACGCCGCAGCGGCCGAGTCGAAGGTGATGAGGGTGCCGGTGGAGTCCTGCGAGGCGTGAGCGCCTCTCGGCAAAACATAAGCTCGCCAACTACTCTTAGGACCCAATAATCCTTGAGTCCCACTTGCCCCGGTTATGTCGAATCTGCTGCCATCTATTGAGGCCATTAATTCACCACCAATCTGATCCCACTATGTCGAAGATATTTCAAAGCGGCTGCAACACGATCTGGATTATCATTCAGGTTCCCAATCCCAAGGTTGCAACTTCTGCATAACATGCCCCTGAATGAACCGGTTTCGTGGCAATGGTCGATTTCTAGCCCACATTTAATGCCAAGAACATGAGATGGCCCAGCAGGGCATTGCTTCTTACAAATATCGCAGCAGCCATTTCTTTCAGTATGAGCGACAAGAAAGTCTTTCTCAGACATGCCATATTTAGTCTTTATCCTAGTCCTTGCCGCATGAAGCCTTTTCTTTTCTGGGTTATTTTTCTGCCACAGGATAGTTCTTTCCATTGCCTTAATTCTATTTGGTTCCATGGCACGAATCGCCCTTCGACATTCCTTGCATTTATGATCTAGCCCATAGGAACCATAGCTATTTTTGTCGAATAAATCGTATCGTAAATGCTCGTGACATCGAACACATGCTTTCTTGCCATCACCGGCTTCCCGCCTTATTTTGTTTCTCTTATCAATACAGTTCTTGCACAAAGGTTTGAACCCATCCCGATATCCCTTGTGCTTTTGGAATGAATCGTGGGATAAAACATCGGCACAACCTCTGCACTCCTTCATACTACCCAACGCCGTATCCTCCGTGAGTGATTTGCCGGGAGCGGTCCCCGGGGGTGTTCACATGAGCCGAGAGTTCGCGCAATGCGAGGCGGGAGTCTGCCATGGCCAATGAGATGGGGAACGCCTGCTGCTGGGATGGCAGGCGCTTCAGCAACTCATACCACGCACGAGCCATGTACACCTCGAGTGGTGAGTCGGGGATCTCCACCGCCTCGTTATCATTCCTGGGTGGTGGGGTCGCCCGGTAGTAGGAGAACATCGCCGTAATCGTGGAAGCCGGCGTGGGGATCCACCGGATCTGCCCGGTCTCGAACATATTCGGGATCGTGTAGGAAAGAGTCTGAGAAGAAATATCCATGTTGTATTTTTCCAAGTACCGGTCGTATGAAATGTAGCCGATTTTCCGTTTGCGTCTGCCACCCGACGCAGTCAGTTCGTGCATTGCCAACTGCAACTTGACCACGCCGCTGACCGTCGAGAAGGTTTCCCCGGAGGTGATGGCGACCTCCTCGTCCTGAATCTCCCACGGCCACAGACCCTTGCGGTTCATATACCGGACTGCCGACCGGAAGGCATCCGCAGCCAAGGCTTTGACCGTGTCATCAGCCGCGTTGATGGGCCGTGCGAGTTCGTTGACAATATCAATCAGTGTCCGTCGGCCGGTAGATTGCCCACTTGTGGGGACGACAATTCCGCCAATGGTCGGCATTACTCAGCCCCCCTCCGGCGAGTTTTTGGGAAAATATTTCGGGCCTTCAAGTCCCTGGAAATCTTCCGCATCTGCACCTGCGTCAGGTGCCGCGAGGCTCGGCGAAACTCCTGCCGCCATCCTGGACGCACCAGAGACAGCCCACGGTACTGCGTGGCCGGCGTGACGAACCCCCTCGGGAGGTTCATCAGAGTAATGTCCACCGCCTGCCGGTAGACCTTCGGAGCGGTCTTGTTGTCCTTCCAGGGGATGTCCCGGTACCCACGGCAGATGTTGATGTAGCCGCCCGTGGCGCGGTTGTCCCGGATGTAGCACCCCGGAACGTGGCGCTGGAAAGCCCCGATGATCCTGCCGTGTTCGATGGAACTGTTGTACATCCATCCTCCCAGAGGTGCTGGGGCTGCCCGAGGATTTCTCCAAGGACAACCCCAGCGGCAATCAGCCTACGAAGCTACTGCCATTCCGCGTTGGAAGCGTCAGCAGTGGACTTCGCTCTCGTAGTGGCGACCTTGATGATGTCACCCGCAAGCGGGTTCAGAACACCGCCGTTGGCAACGTAGATCTTCCAGGTCATGATGCCCACATTCCCGTAGGGGTCGTTCTTATCAGGCTGGGTGGGCGGGATGTAGTTGACTCTCGGCACCCCGATACCCTTGCCGTGATGAATCGCCCCGCAGTAGCCGTCACCGACTACCGGGTTGCGGACGATCTGGTCGTTGGTGTCGACCACCCCAGGGAAGTTCACCGAGACATTCGTTGACTCGTTGATCCGACAACCGAAGACCTCGCCGACCATCGCCTTCTCGAACTTGTCCTGCCCGGTGTTGGTCCCCTTGAGGGCGATGTCCTGGAAGGTTGCATCGGTTCGCAGGTCGCCGGCACACTCAGGAGCGATGAGACAGTCAAATGCGCTCCGAGCGGAACCCATGCGCGAACGAGCATTTCTCGACCGCAGACCGGTGACCGAGGTGTTGAAACTCTCGGCGGCAATGCGATGAGAAGGATTGTCGGCGTCGAGGGTCGCTTCGGTGAGCGTCTGGCTCCCGTCACCCCAGGTGACTGAGGTCGACACCGAGGAGCCGTTGTAGTCGACACTCGGAGGAGTCAGGGTGTTGGAGTTCCCCAAGTTGCACACCATGATGTTGATGGCGTACTGATCCAGGGTGTCTCTCGCATTGTACAGGAACCGCTCGGTCAGCGTCGGGATCGGGTTCGGTTCGGCCGTCATGATCGACTGCTCGGACAACTGCATGTCGTTGCCCAGGAGAGCCAGAGAGTAGACGATCGAATCGACAGTGAACACCCGGCCCTTGAGATCTCCGAACGATGCGTAACCAAGGAACTGCGAGACCCCGGCGGTCTGCTTCGGGAAGCTGTTGATGCGATGGAACTCGATGACCGTACCGGCGTTTGGAGGAATGACCTGACGGTCGCACAGGTCGGTTGCCAGGAGTTCGTTCTCAAGGATGTCCAGCAACTGCTGTTTCCAGTAGTTGCGGAGAATCCTTTCCGGACCTCCAGTGATTGTTGATGGGATTACTGCTATGTCAGCCATTGTCTGTCCTCATGAATCTCCACCCCTAGTGGTGTTGAGTGACCGACAGTTTCACAAGAGCCGATACGTCTTCCTTCGTCATCTTGCGATAATCGATCGCCGTGCTAGGACTGGTTGGTTGTTTTTTGGGCGCTCCACCCGGGCCCGCCGCCGCACGAGCCTTGTTCTTCTGGTTCCTCTGAACCACCCGAACGGCATCCTGGGCGTCGGTTCTCAGAGCCTCCTTGCCTTTCTCGCCGATACCCTCTTTCCAGCGACTGTGAGCGAGTCTCAGGAACCCATCGAGGCTTTCATTCGCCACGGCTACTTCCGTAGGGCTCATGGCCTTCCCGGCCTGGGTAGAGATCCATTCCCCGAATTCCTTCGCTTCCTCTAGTTCCATACCCTGCTCGTTGAGGAAATCGTTGAACACGAGTCTCTGCTCTTCGGTTGCCACTCCAGAGGGTTGCGGGGCCGGCGGGACGTAACTGGAAGAGTCCGGATGCATCGTGCCTCTCGATTCCTGCACGACACGCTGGGCTTCATCCTTGTCAACGCCTTCGTCGGTCAGAGCGGATTCGATGACCTTGGTGGCTCGATCCAATGCGGTGGACTTGCGTAGGTGCCGGTCCCGGAGAATACGGATACTCTCCTGGTGACGGGACTGAACAGCCTCCAGCCGCCGTTTCGAGCGGCCCTGCTCATCTTCCAGTCTCGTCTTCAGGGACGCGACATCGTCCTCTCCTGCGGCAGGCTTGGCTTCTTCGACCGGCTTCTCGGTAGTTACCGCAGGGGCCTCCTCCACGGGCTCAGCAGGTTTGGGGTCCTCTGCCGGGGGGTCCGTGACCAAGGGGAGAGGTTGAGTAATTACCTCTTCCTGGGGGTTCTCATCCCCGTCGAATGAGAGTTGGTGTAGGGCTTTCCCAGCGTCCTCTGCGGTAATTTTCCCTGTTTCGGTCTTCTCTGCCATGTCTGCCTCCTTGGTGTCCCGGTTATTCCGGTGGCTCACCATCATCTGGTGCCGGTTGTTTGATGGGCGATTTGTAGATGAACTCCAGTCTCGTCAGGAACGATTGGATCTCTCGGTCTCTCGCCAGCATCGACTTGCACTGAATGGGGTCGCTGGGCTCCGGCACATTCGCCCGCCCCTGTATTCGTAACTCGATCAACGCTTTCAGTCCTTCGAAAAGGTTCTCATTCCCCCGGAGGTAAATGGCCACTCGTTGCTCAACCGGCGACAACGAGTTCCGAAATCGCGGGACAAGGTCACGCACGATATCCACAACGCGCCGGGGGAGATTCATCGCTCCGGGAGGTACGGTGGTCAACCCTTCAACTCCTTGAATACCTGAACGATCTCCCGCACTTCCGGTGTGGGCAGATTCGACTTGGACATCATTCGGCTGAACGAAGCCACGTCGATCTTGCACATCAGGGACTCGAACTCCATCCCGGATTTGCTGACCTTGAGGGCCACTTTCGGGGATTCCTTCTTGGTAAAAGAACTGACTTTTGCCATTTCTGTCTCCTTATGACGATTCACCTGCGGTCTGTGCTGAGACTGCGCCACCAGTCTTACCGCCGTTACCGGGGTTTTTCCTGGTAGCCTTTTGCGGGGAGCCACCATTTGCCCCGCCACCCCCTCGGCCTGGCTGTACTGTGTTTGCTAACCCCATTGCCTGAAGACGAGCAACGATTTCTTCAGGATCCTTTATCATGATCCGTTCCAACCCTTTGACATCCAGTGCCTCATCACCCCATCTACGAATAAATTCATGCCAATCTACTGAAGCTGCCACGATTGGGATAGATGCCATCACGCTTGCGAAGTCCCGGAACTGGTTGGCCTTCCCCGCCTTGCTGAGAAGGCTCCGGGCGCCGATGAAGTTGATGTCCGTCACGGAGTCGATATCGAAATACGACACCTGCTCCGGTTCAGTCTCGCCAACACGCCGGAAGACCTTCCCTTCGTCATCAAGGTTGATGTAGTACAGGTCGTTGATGAGGCGACCCTGGACTGGCAGTTCGTCCCGCTCGATCAGGATGGCCATCTGGTCGGTGTTCTGGAGAGCCGCAGCGGCGACCACCTGAGTCTCCGTGGCGGTCTGCTCCCCGCCCTGCCGCTGAATTCCTGACACTGGGTCACGGGCATTCATGGCGTTCCGCATGGTCTGCGAGATGAGGTTCAACGCACCCACGGCAATCTGCAGCCCGGAGTAGTCCTTCGGCAACGGTTGCAACTGTTCGATGTCACCCTGGACGGTGAAGACCTCCCGTGGCCGACGAGTCTCCAGGTCCCGGGCGAAGTTCGGCCCCAGGTCGCCGCTGACAAGGTAGTTCTGGTAGACCGATTCGATCAGTGCCTGGGTGGTGAGGATCAACTGCGTGTCGCTCACATCTTGCAGGTACCGCACGATGGTCAGCGGGGAGATGCCGTAGATGCCCCGCCCGGTCGGCAAGATGGTGATGGTGCCGCCCTGAATCTGACCGTTCCTCTGTGGCGACTGTATGGCCTGCACGAGTATCCCGTTGATCACCCGTAGGACGACGGAGCCTCGGTGGTCGACATCCTCGCCGATCTCATCGGCAACTTCCTTGGGGATCATCCCTTCGAACATCCACCCACCGTAGTAGCCGAACTTGTGGACATCCTTGAGGTCTTCCTCGGTCAGATTCTCGGTGATGAGTTTCGGATGCGAGGAGCGTTCCGGGCCTGCCTGGCTCCCGGAAGGTTTAGTATCCAGAACCCGCGCAATGCCTTCGGAGTCCCAGTTCTCATCGGGCTTCAGCACCTCCAGCTCCTCGTCACGGATTTTGAAACGCTTGACCTTGTACTTCAACTGATCGAACCGATTCCCAGAGGAGTCGAACCATGTGTCGAACAGGTCGTCAGTCTCGAGTGACGGGTCGTCATGAATAGTGTCTTCGACGTGCTGCAGGACCGTCATGATCGCCCCCGGCTTCCCATCGGGGCGGTCGGGGCCCCGCAGGAACTCCTCCTGACCGGACGGATCTGGGACGGGGAGTCTCCGTGGCACCAAGCGGACTTCGTTACGCCACCTCGCCGAGTACGACCCCAGGCCGAAGATCAGCGAGTCACCGAGAGTCTCGTAGTTCGTGCGAAAGTTTCCCGGGCGCTCCAGGCCGAACATCACCAACCTGCTGACACGCTTCGCAGCTTCCACATCCTCATCGCCCACCGGGTCTGCCTGGACGTAATCACGGGTACCGTACAGGCCGGAAAGCAGCAGGGCCCGGAGGGTGTTCACACCCTGATGGGACTCCGGGGTCTTCAGGAAATTGATCGGCGAGAGCTGGAAGTTGCTGGCACCGCCAGAAGCCATCGGGTATTGCTTGTTGGGATAGTTGTTGCCTCCGGACTCCACCCGGTAGTTCGACCAGTTCTCGTACCACTGCGGCTCGAGTTGCTTGCGGGGCTTGTCGGCCTGCTCGACGCAGTCGTCGATCCAGTCCATTGCCGCCTGGTCTCTGTTTCTGAACCCGAAGTCAGCCAATACTCAACCTCTCCTCATCGGTGGTCTTCCGACCTTCCATTTCCATCTTGTGCCGCGCCTGGTAGTAGTTATCGACCTGCATCAGGGGTATTTCCTTCACATGGTCGAACCGCACCTCGGGGTGTACCGCGATGACGAATCCCGCCTTGTTGGCGTCGACACCGAAGTTGATGTCCTCCCCGCCCATGACCTTCCGGTCTTCCTGGTAGGTGAAGTGGAACGGGATGGGGCCGAGGCCGTGGGGCGGTGGAGCGAACACCCGCCGGCGGATGGCGAGACAGCCCGTGCCGACTACCGGAACGCGGTACGGGGCCTTCACGGAGTCATCCGGGAACGGCAGGTTGTAGCACTGCCCCTTATCATCCACCCCGTAGTGGTTCACACGCAGCATCGACTCGGGCTTCATGTTGCCGACCCACACCGGAGTCACCGCGCTTACCACGTCGGCATCATTCACCGTGCAGAGTTTCCAGAAGTTCTGCGGGACCGCCTGGTCGTCGTCGACCATCATCAGCCAGTCCGCGTCGGTGTCGTTCAGGAATGTCCGAACGATGCAGTTCCGGGCGTAATCCGCCGGCCGCTTCCCAGCCTCGATGTGGATACCGAAACGGAACGGGCATTCCTTCAGCATCGACGAGGCCATCGACTGAGCCATCATCACCGCAATGGTGAAGTGGATCTTCCCGGTAACAGTCGGCACAGCGATGAAGATCGACGGCTTGCGATTCGGCTGCAACGCCTCACGCTTTGCCCTCTTCTCCGCAATGTTGACGATCGGTGCCGGGGCGGTGGCGGAAAACGACCGCGACTTCTGCTTACGCTTTCGTCCGGACACCCGCTCTCCTTCGTTTCTGCAAGCGGCTCAGACGCCGACCTATGGCCCCTCTTGCGGAAATGACCCCAGCAACGGGTCGGCGGCCTTGGGCTCTCTGAGCCGCTGCTCTGGGAAAGACCCCACGCTTTCTCCTCCCCGCAAGACTTGACACCGGAGTCTTCCTGACATCCCCGGGTTGGTTCCTCAGCGGAGCCCCGCGAGGATCAAACTGCGGTCCACTGGAACCGCCCTTGAATGTCTCACCCGAACGAGTGTCAACTGACGGGCCTTGGACAGGAGCGCCACCTGAACGGGCGCGACTCACTATTCCTCTTATAGCCCCCCCGACAGTCCTTTGCTTCGTAGCCCCTGTGAGGCTTCTGAATAAACCGCTCCTCTTCTGTTGTTCCGCAATCGTGTGAATTGGCATTGGGTCCTCCTCAGTTTGCGGCAATGCAGGCACCGACCTCAATGGTCGCAGAAATTCCGATAGCGTTGGCAGCGCCAACCGCCGAAAATTCCACCATAGACGGCGGAATGACTAGCCCAGGTACCGTGGCCGTAATACCGACGATTGTTTCAAGCGGATTTATAGCGCCGGTAAAGCTGTAGCTTGCACGATACAAAACCAGTCTTCCTACACCGCTTAAGGCGGTAAGCCCTGCAATGGCATAAGTCGCCCCGCCGATATGTCCATAAACGGCAATACCGAAAGTTCCGGATACGCCTCCCGTGATTCTCAAGGCATATACCGCTCCGGTAATCGCCTTGAAGTTCGGCATGAGTGACGTGGGGATGCTAACCGAGGTGGTGCCAGTGAATTCCACGCGCTGTGTCGCGATGATCGAATTGAACTGTTTCGACATGACTTCTCCTATCTCTTGGCCATCGAGCCACGCCCGGATTTTGCCATCACCACGACACGGAAATCCGACACACCGCCAGCGCCCACCTCGGTCCAGATGATTGCCGACGGATTCGGCGTCTGCCCGTAGAAGTTGTTGACGAGGGCAATCTTCGCATCTGGCACACCCAGAGCGCCCGCCACTCCGGTGGAAGCGATTGAAACGGTTGTACCTCCGACGGTGGCGATGATATCCACATCGTGTTCCCCGGCCTCGGTGTTCCCGCTGACTGCCCAGTACATGGCGTTGTCCCACAACCGCATCTTGTTCAGCCCCAGGTCCGTGCCGCTCGTTCCGAGGGTGAAGGTCGTGTCAGCACTGACTCCCTCGTCACCCGAAAAGTCGATGGTGTCCGAGGTTCCCTTGATCATGTTCCCCATGATCACCCGCTCGGCGGTGGCGATGGCAGGAGAGCCGAGAACGCCCCGGTACTGCTTGGCGATAACATGGCAGTTCGCGGTAAGCCCGTCATCCGATCCACCCGCAGTGATGTCAATATTCAAATGTGTAGGCAAGGGGGATGCGGCGCTCTGGTGCAAACTGTCCATGACGATTGTCGAATTGCTGTTGGGGCCAATTCCGGTAGCCCTTGCGATTGGCATCCCGGTATAACCAACGATCGCATCAGTCTCGATGGTGACGGTAAACGAACCTCCCGTCGCTGCTCCACCGACCGAAACCCCCTGCAGAACAAACATGCATCTATCCCAGAACAGCGACCCTCTTAGCGGATTCGCTTTCCCAGTGAATGTTCCACCGGACGAATCTCCAGCCGTCATCCGTATATCGGATTCTTGGCCCGTCACTCCCCAAATTCTCGTGTTGACTACTTTTTCCCAGGACATCTTCTACCTCCTCTGCAGTCCTTCCCGGCGTCTGCTGGCCGAACTAGTGAACGGAGATTGCCGGCAATCCCGTGTATCGAGACACAAAATGGACTTCTTCACGCTCCACCTTCGGAGCTTCGACCGGTATGGCAACCGGCACCCACCGAGCGATGATCTCTTCCGCATTGGCCTGCGCCATCATGTCGAGACCGTCACGCTTGACCGACGCGGGGTATTCGTTGACGGTCGTTTTGAGTTTCCCCAGTGGCTCACGAGGGATGGTCGTCAGGTAGTACCAGTGGCCCATCTTCGCATGGCCAGCAACGGTGGAGATACGATCGTTCTTCGCACGTTTGTTCCACTTCTTCGCATCGATAAATCGCGGCATCATCGAGATGCGCGAGTCCCTCGGGGTGGATTTCCAGATACGTTTCATCAACCCGACCATCGGTTTGTCGGCCTGCTGCTCGACTGAATAGAAGTGCGTGTGCCACACCCGCATCATCCGCAGGATCTCATCCGCACCGTCGTCGGACTCCATGTCATTCGACAGGCACAGGTCGAGCAGGACGTTGTCAATCTGCCCAGCGATGGAGTAGGAGTCGATGCAACCGATCGCCGCATCGGACCCCTCCTGATGGTTGTCATCGCCCTTCCACGCCGGGTCGCAGTAGACTGCGCGGAACTTCGGCAGGTTGCCGAACCGCTTGGCGAACTCCGAGGGCTCCAGCGGCTGGAACATCTCCCACTGCAGGGCCTGCTCACCGGTCAGGGTGGGGTCGAGTTGGTACTGCAGGTACCAGAAGCGGTCGGTACCCCGGCGCCGGATCTCGTTGGCGCGCTCTTTCGCTAATGCCTCAACCGACAGCCGAGGGATCGTAGGGAAATTCGGCTGGTTGTCTTCCGTCAGTGCCGGGGTCTTGATGACGAAGTAGCGTGGTGTGCCATCTTCGTGCTTCTCCTCGACCATCGGCTTGTAGAGTGACTGGATGTGGTACGGAGTGCCGCCAACCCATTCCCGGGTCCACGGCGGTGCGTTGAGTTGCCGTAACTGATCGTAGCGGTCCTTCAACTCCTCACGGATAATGCTGGATTTCCTCGAGTCCTCGGCTTCCCAGTCATCGAGGAACTTGTAGTTGTAGCCCGACCCGGCCTTACGGGTCAGAGCCGCCTCGGCGGTGATGTTCTTCTGGTCGGCCATGAAGTCTAGATCCCGGCAGGGCCAATCCCACTCTTCCTTCGCCCCCCACTCGCTCTTGGGAATGACGAAGTTCGCCGGCCGACCGGTGACTGTCACGCACCCATCGCCGAAATGCCTCTGGATGTAGCGGTTGTGCCGGTTCATGTTCTTGACCGACTCCATCGCCGCCTTGGCCTTCCGCTCGAGGTTGTGGGAGTAGAGGATGAGGATGTCCAGGTTCTCGACGATCTTGTGCCGTTTTGGCACCCAGTCGCAGATCATCTTCATGAAGAAGGATTTCAGGGCCCGGCGGGGGTACTGGTGGTGAATACCATCGTAGTCGTCGAGCTTCCCTGTGGCCATATCCAGGATGGCTTTGGCGACTTGATCACGATGAACCGGGGGGTGGAGCAACGCCCGATACACAGGGCGCTTGTACCAGGTCTGCAGGCAGTAATGCCAGAAGGGGTTGTGGTCGACCGCAATTACCTCCACCGGCTTGCCAGCGATGTGCAGGAAGGTCCGTTCTGAGTTTTCCGACTGGGAATACTTCTCCATCAACTCCGGGCCGGTCAGAATCGACAGGTCACGTTCAACCGTGATTGCCGCCGCATGGAGTTTTTCCGGGTCGAGTTTCTTCAATTCTCGGTGTCGTCCTTCGCTCCTGGAGCGAGGTTGAGAGCGTCCTGGGTGGCTTTGAGGGCCTCGCCGACCTCTTCCATGATTGCCCCCTTGGCCTTGCTACGTTCATCCGACGGGAGGCCCAGGCCCTTCACGGTCTGGGTGACCATCCGGAAGCACTCCCGGAATGCCCGGGCGTTGATGGTCTCCCCCTGCCATTCCTCGCCAGCGAGGTGGGCCTTCATCTGCCCTTCGATGCCCTTCTTGGCCAGGGAGAACAGGTCGGTGAGCGAAGCACAGGCTTTCGCAGCGGCGGTCTGCACGTCTGCGACGGAGTCCCAGCATTGCTTCCGCATCTTTCCGGTGTCCCGTTGCAGGTTGTCTCTGAATGCCCTGATCGTTAGTTCGTGTTTTGCCGCACGGTTCAGGGCGGCATTCCTGGTGCAGTCCCGCTTTCCCCACTCCTTTATCGCCCGGCGGATGTAAATGCACCCCACATCCTTCTTCATCGGCGGGATGGTGATGGTCGACAGTTTCAGGATCTCCTCTCGCCTCGCCGGTAGGGGGTAGATCGTCCCCCACGGGGGCGAACGGAAGCCTTCCGGCAGGAGCAGCCAGAACTTCCCGGCCTTCGCAGCCTCGAGATTCAGCCGGAGGGTCTTGATCGTACGGTCCTTGCCTAAAGCGAGTACCTCTTGCCGATGTTTTTCATATTTGGGATTGAACTTAGGTTCAGACATATTTCAGGGAAATACCTTGAAATGAATAAATAAAGCAATAGTTATTTCCAAGTTGACATATGCAATATATCCAACTACAGTACTCACCGTGAATGAATCAACCATTCGTTTTTTCTCCGGCACCAAGCTTCTTTCCCTCCGAAAAGCCAGTAAACTCAGCCGTTTCGAACTTTCAAGATCGATAGGATTCATAGCCGGTCAGCAGGCAATTGCCAGTTACGAACAGGGGAAAACCATACCCAACGTCGACGTGGCCCTGAAGATCGCCGATGCGCTGGGTGTGCCGGTGGAGGACTTGACCGATGCCGAGAGCTGAGAAGAACGCCTCGGTGACCCTGGTCGTGCTGGTCTACCGGTCGCTCAAGTGGCTCAACTTTGTAATGGAGGGAGTAGATTCAGCAAAGACTTGGACTAAATACAAATGGCTCGTGGTGGCGAATGATGCGACCGGAGAGGTGCGGAACGATCCCAGGATCACGGTGGAATTCGACAACGAGAATCCCAATGAGTTCTACATCAATCGCGTGTACCGGGCTTGGAACGAGGGGGTGCTGAATGCAACCACCCCGTGGGTGGTCATGCTGAACTCCGATATGTGGCCGGCGGATTACTGGCTTGATGAGCTTTTGGCGGTCAAAGGCAGCGACAACAAAACCGTGCCGACTTCCCTGCTGGTCGAATCCGGCCGTCTGGAGTCTGCCATGCCGGAATACGTCAAGGACTTTGGCAGAAACCCCGAGCAGTTCAAACGGGAAGAGTTTCTGAAACACGCTGAGACGATCAGAAAACCGAACGGGATGGATGTTACCTATCATCTTGAACCCGGACGCCTCTTCATGCCAATCCTCGTTGACCGGCAGGAGTTCTTCGACATTGGCGGATATCCAGAAGGCAATCCTCCAGGAACCACGGGGGATAAGGATCTCATCAGAAGGTACGCCGAAGCGGGGTTCAAGCACGTCACGGCGATGGGCAGCGTGGTGTACCACGTCCAGTGCGGCGAGCAGGAGTGGCCGTGAAACGAAACCAGACATTCCACGAGAAGCTGATCCCCCTACTGGTCGAGGGTATCGGTGCGGAGAGGTATTTGGAATTTGGAACCCATCTTGGCGAAACGATTCTAAAGGTAAATGCACCAATAAGAACTGGAGTGGATTCTAAATTTGCCCCGCTTGTCAGAGACTTACTTGGGTTCGCTTTCTTCAAAATGACAACTCAGGAATTTATCAAAAACTACGCCGCCGAACTCGCCCCCTACGACTTCGTCTTCATCGACGCCGACCACTCGGCGAAGGCGGTGGAGGCGGACCTCTGCGGCATATGGCCGCATGTATCCAATGAGGGGCTGATTCTCCTTCACGACACGAACCCGGAGAGCGTTCACGACACGGACCCGCAACTTTGCGGAGATGCGTGGAAGTTTTCGAAGGTAATACAAACCGAGACCGACTATTTCGACAACGTGAAGTTTGAGGCCGTCACGCTCCCCTACCACCCGGGGCTGACGATCATCCGTAAACGGGTCTCATGGGGGCCGAAATGAAAAAACCCAAATATTGCAAACTTAAATTCAATGAAATAAGTGAAACCAGTGGAAGGTTTTATATATCCGGAACAGTCGGTAAGGGTAAAGGAAGGGAGTTCATGATTACCATGACATACGAAGAAATCATCGACTTCCCAAACGCAGATATGTACCTCGGACACGGGATGCTGACGCTATACAAACCGGAGAAAGAATCATGAAACGCCTGCTGGTGAACGATGTCCTGACCTGCATTCCAGGGACTCGTACCTTTTGGAGTGACCTGGAAGAGTGGTTCTCGATGCAGTTCATCGGGGATGCCTACGCCACGCTTGTCGACACGGTGGACAAGCAGTCCGACGGGGCATCGCTGATCATCCGCAACGCCTCGTACTTCGGACCGCTAAAGTCGAGCCAATCATGGGGAGGTGATTCTTGCCCCGACTGTGATGGACCGATGAAGCGCTGCGGCAAACACGGGGATGCCGGTGAGCCACCTTTCGAATATCATCAGGGAATTCCGACCATCTCGCTCCTGCAGGACATTATGGCGGAGGGACCGGGACGGAAGATGCAGGAAGCGGGTATCAGATCATCTCATTCTGGCGTATTTAACTCCAACTTCACATCTTCCAGATATCCACAGTTTCCACCGAATCTGCAAGAACTCAAAAAATATTGCTTCATCCCCCTCCCCGTCGACTTCGACCTCTTCCAGCCCGGCAACCCGATGGGGCTCCAGCAGGAACTTTCGCTGCCCGACAACTGCGTGTTGTGGATCGGTGCTTCTGAAGGGCCTGCAGGGCAAGTCAAGGGCGTCGACATCTTCCTTTCAATCGTGCGGATGAACCCGGACATCAATTTCGTCGCAGTGTTCAAGGACAAGTGGCTCGACTACTGTCCACCCAATATGCGGATGTTCACTCGGCAGAGTCACGCTGAATTGGTGAAGATCATCGGGGCTTGCCGGGTGGGCCTCTGCACCAGTCGCACGGAGTCGCAGCACTTGGCCGGTATCGAGATGGGGGCGTGTGGGTTGCCGATGGTGGCGGCGAATGTCGGGACGTACTGGAAGCGGGACAGGGTTCCGGGAGCGTTCATCAGAGTCGATGACCCGAAGGAATACTCCGGAGAGATCCGCCATACCCTGGAAACACGCTTGAAGCCAGAGTCCATCAGGGCCTACTGGCAGAAGGAATTCGACCGGCCGGTGGTCAAGGCGAAGTGGGAGGAGTTGGTGAAGGAGGCGGAGGGTGGTTAAGCTAATTCCAAAACAAAACCGCAAAAAAGGCAAGGCCACCTTCAGGATAAAGCGGTCTCGCACTTGGGATAACAGACCACTCATGATGGCCATAACCAGGGCCAATGAACTTGGCTCTGAGGGGAAAAGGATCTACAAAACCGACCATACCGTTTTCTCCAATGGGTTCGACAAAATAACCCTATGGTGGGAAATCATAGCACCAGTAAGCAAAAGAGTGGCATGGAGAAAAGGAAAGACACTTGGCAAATAATCCTCCTCCGGGTATTTGGGTTGTGGGCAACAAGATGTACGGCAAGTGCCCGGAGTGTGGGAAAATCGTTCAAGTCAATAAGTTCTTTTTTGGGAGTCTTCACGTCTGCGGCGAGGGAGAAAAATGCTCTGGTCAATCCTGATAGCGGCGATTCCTGAACGCTACCATTCGGTCCAGGGGCTCCTGCACTCATTGCTGGAGACCCAGTCGGTGGCCCGTCGGCCGGATGTCGAACTGCTCTACCTGATGGACAACCGTCGCCGCACGGTGGGAACCAAGCGCAACGACCTCCTGGGGATGGCCCAAGGAGCGTACATCTCGTTCATCGACGACGACGACGAGGTGGCAACGGATTACGTCGACCGGGTCCTGGGGATGATCACCAAGGGACGGCGAATGGACGAACCACCCGATGTCATTTGCTTCCCCCAACGGGCGATACTCCAGCCGGCGAACATCACGCACGAATGCACCTACTCGCTCCAGCACTGGAAAGAGCGTGAGCCGGAGAAGCGCCGGAAGCTCGAGCAGATCCCCGACGGCAAGGGTGGGGTGACGCCAAACCCCCTTGCGTGGTCAGGCCCGCCGGCACACACAATGGTATGGCGGCGGGAGGGCGTGCAGGGCATCAAGTTCCCGGAGAAGCAATTCGGCGAGGATGTTGACTGGGTCGACCAGGCTTGCGAGAAGGCGAAGACCGAACTGGTGCTGAACGGGGCGCCATTGTACTTCTACAAATTCGATGAGTCGAAAACGGCCACGAGGTGACCATGCAGTTTCACGCCGGAGAACCGAGTTGCGGACAATACAACCGAGAACATGACTGGCAGGAGAAGATCCAACACGAGGAGAGGGCGGTCCTGGTGATCACCCACGGACCACGGGCCGGGAGGATCTACGCCGTCGACCAGTCGTGGAGCGAACGGACCTGCAAGAGGTGTGACTGGACCCAGAAGATCGAGGGGGAGCGCCAGGGGTCTGAATGGCCGGGGGGGATATGAAAATGAAAAAACGAGTCAAACTCAAATCCTGGTCAGATGCTATTAATTACTTTCATCAGGGGTATGACATTAATGGGAAAAGTGGATGCTGGATTTGGGAAAGAGGGAAGACATCCGCTGGCTACGGGATAATAAGTTACAACCGTGGTAAACACATTTACGCCCACAGATTATCCTACCAAATTTCCAACGGAGCGATACCACCCGGGTTAGAAATTTGCCACAAATGCGACAACCCGCCGTGTGTCAACCCTCTCCACCTTTTTTCGGCGACCCACGCAGAAAATCTCGCCGATGCCAGAAAAAAAGGAAGGTTCTCTCCACCGCCCAGCACTCTAGGCTCTCTGAATGGGAACTCCAAATTATCTGAACTAGATGTCTTGAAAATTCGTTATTTGAGAAAAAAGGGGGGTTCTAGACCAAAGGTCGCATCTCAATTCGGAGTTACGCCCGGGGCAATTTGGTTTATAGACACAAGAAGAACGTGGAGACATATTTAATGTCTCAAAGCGGAATTTACAGTGAACTGAAGATGGCCTGGCACTACTCCCGGGAGGGTAAGTTGCCCGATGCGCCGAAGCAGGTGCAGCTGATCTTGTCGGATTTATGCAACCAGGATTGCTCGTTCTGCGCGTATCGC